ATCAGCGTTAACAATTGTTCCATCAAGCAACATTGTGCTTGTAACAGTTCCAGTATCTCCGCTTGTAATTACTGTTCCAGTTGTGTCTGGGAAAGTAATAGTTTTATCTGATGATGTTGGATCTGCAACTGTTAATGTTGTTTCATAAGCATCAATTGTAGATCCTTCAAATACAAGGCTTCCAGTATTACCAATTAACACTTGACCTGTAACAGTACCACCTGAAAGTGCTAATTTTTCTGTTTCTAATTCTTGAATTGCATCTTGTACATTAGTTGCACTAACTTGACCATAAGGTGTAAAGGTAATATTGCTTGCTACTTGTCCTGCTACTGTCTGCGAAAGATCAACTTCGTTCCAACTACTTCCTGCTGAGTTTGTAATACCTAAAACATAATCAGGAGGTGCTAAAGCAACAACTGGAGCTGGAGCGCTTGGAGTCCCAGAACTTGATACAACAACATAAACGCCATCCGTGGTAGCACTTGGAGTAGGTAAGTTAGATCCAACTGATAAACCAGCCGCAATTCCTGCGGAGGTAGTCGCCACCATCTGGCTTGTGCTTGCATTAAAGGTTCCACCAAAGACCAATGAACCTTTTGTTAATGTGGTTATTGCTTGCCAAGCGTTTCCGTCCCAAATAAACGCATCTTCAGAAACTGTATCGAATAATATTTGACCGTTAAATTGTGCTGTTGGATAACCTTGCTGTGCTATTGATTGAAATAATGCTGTTGATGAATTACTTAGCTTTGTACCGTCAATTGTGTCATTACCAATTCTAGCTGCTGCAATACTTCCAGAAGTTAATAATGCTGCGCTGTGATTAGGTAAATCACTGTCTGAAAGATTAGTAAGAGCAGTAACAATTCCTTTTGCGTCAACAGTAACTTTTGTTCCTGTCCCAGCAGATACTCCTGAATTGCTAACTGTTAAAGCACCATTCCCATCAACAGAAAGAGGGCCACCAGCAGCAATCGAAACTCCCCCAACTGCACTAGCAGTAGCTAATGGCAAATCAGCAGCAGCCAAAGTAGCTGTTCCTGTTATTTGTCCAAAATTATTAAAGGTAACTTTTGTTGCTGTAGCCCCAGTCGTTGTTGCTGCAATTGATAATGCACCTGCTCCTGTAATTGCTAATCCACCTGCACTAGCAATCGAAACTCCACCAACTGCTGAAGTTGTAGATACTGGAAGATCTCCTGCTGCAAGAGCAACACTTCCAGTAATTAAACCTTGTGCGTTATATGTAATTCCTGAACGAGTAGCAGCACCTCCTGTAACAGCATTATTTATACCAAGATTTCCACTCGCTACATTTAAAGACCTATCGATATTTGATGTATTTAACTTTGCTGCTGTAATTGTTCCATCAGCAATCTTGGCATTAACAACAGCATTTGCAGCTATCTTTGCTTCTATAACGGCATTACTAGCTAACGCTCCAGAATCAACAGCGTTATCAGCTAAAGCAGTTGCATCAACAGCGTTTGCTGCAAGCTTCGCACTTGTAACTGCATCATCAAGAATCTTGGCAGTTGTTACCGCATCATCAGCAATTGAAGTAGCAGCTAACGTGCCAGAAAGTTTTGCAGCCGTTACAGCTCCATCTGCTATTTGGCTCGTCGTAACACTATTTGCTGCTAACTCACTACTTGTTATTGCACCTGCACCTATGTTTCCAGCAACAATTGTATTGCTCGCTATTTTTGCACTTGTTACAGCTCCACTAGCGATAGCAGCCGTATCGACAGCATTGTCAGCTAACTCTGTAGATGTAACTGCGTTAGTTGCTATTTGAGTAGCAGTAACACTTGCACTTGTAAGTTTTGCACCAGGAATATCTCCATCACTTAAATTTAACTTTGCAAAAGTAACACTAGAGTCTGTAATCTTTACAGTTGTTACTGCATTACTAGCAAGCTTATCTGTTGTTATATTAAGGTCAGTTATCTTTGCTGTTGTAACAGAATTAGCTGCTAAAGCTCCTGTGTCAACTGCGTTGTCTGCTAATTCACTTGCACCAATAGCATCAGCAGCTATCTGTGTTGCAGTAATAGTATTATTTGCTATCTTTGCAGCCGTTACATTTAGATCAGTAATAGAAGCAGTAACAACAGCGTTAGTTCCTAACGTGCCAATCTTTGAACCTGGAATTGCTCCAGCAGCTAAAAAACTGGTTCCAGAATCAGTAACAACTGCGTTAACTAAATCCTTAACTGTAACTTTTTTAGTTTCACTTGCACTCAAATCGGCAAGTGCTAATACGTCAGAAGGTTGAATACCAGCTTCTGCTAAGGCACTTAAGCCTGTTATCTGGAGATCTGCCATTTCCTCTTAACTAAAAACCATTAGCAATAGTTTAAACCTGTTCGAGCAATATGGGACTAAGATTTTCTTGAAGGATCTTATCTGCGTTCTCTTGTAGTAAATATCCAGGCGTGTCTCCTGTCTTTAATGCAACAACTCCATTCGTTACAAATTCAATTCTTGTCTCTATAACTTCAGACGCACTAACGGTTACAGCAACATTAGTAATAACACAATTAGCTTCGTAATATACGTTTTTCTTTGCGTTTGACCCATCTTTATGGATATACAACAAAGCATCAAAATCTGCTCCTTGTTGTGTCCGTAAAACTAATTGAGCTAAATAAAACGGAAATTCAGGGTCTGTTCCAAATTCATTTGCTCTATCTCCATCGTAATAATCATGTTGCCAAAGACAATTCAAACTACCTTGACCACTAATTAAACCAGCTTCATATTGATTTCTAAATTGATCTCCTAAATTTGTTAAGTCAACTTGCTCTCTAGTCGTTGTCATTTCAAAATCTTTTACACCTGCTACGTGTCTATATCTTTCATTTCTGGTACGAATCAATATATCTTTGGCAGCACTTGGAGTAACAAGCGTTAAAGCATTTGTTTGTAATCCTTCTATTGCAGCAGCAAAAGAATTATATAAACGGATACCTCCTACTGGATCAACATTTATAAACTTCTTTAAATCTGGATAACTATGACCATTAACAAGTTCAAGCGTAGATTTATCAACAGTTTCTATTTCTACTTCATCTCCAGTTATTAACGAACCAGAACTATGGTCAACACTAAATCTTCTGGTCGAAGTGTTTACATCAAAAGGATCTAACTTCGTCTGCAAAGCAGATTGAAGTGAATCTCTTTTAAGGGCTATTTCCCCTGCTTGACCAAAATAAACACCCATGATTTAGATAGATACTTCTGTAGGTGCTCCATTTGCTTCAAAACTAATGTCAGCACTTAAAACTTCACCAACAGAACTATTCATTGATATTCCAGTAATTAAAGTCGAAAAGGTAATAAAGCGACCATTAGCAGAACCATCAATTACTTTTAACTTTAAAGTGGCAGCACTTGAATCAGCAGCCGTTCCATCGCCAGCTCCTGTACCTGCTTTTATACATTTATTAATTAGTGTTGTGACATCTCCACCAGAGCCAGCAGAAGCTTGATAGTAAAACAATCTTGCACTACCGCTATAGCTGCGAACACCTGCAACAATCGTCCTGTCTGTATCTTCTAAAGAAGTTGTTTCAAGAACAGCTTGCGAACTAGAGAAAGACCAAGACTGAACTTTTGCGGCCTGTGTGCCGTCAATAAATAGTTGCCCGTCTTTTCCGCTATAAAAAGGCACGACCTAAAAAATCAATACGTTGTGTTTATTCTACGGTGAATCGAGACAAGCAACAAAACTACAACTAACATTGCTTATTCCTACAAAAACACTTGTTACTTTTGGAGGCCCAGAATATCGCCATTTTAAAGGAGATCCTTCTTTTAAAAACGTCTGAAGTGAACTTGCTGCTCCTTCAATAACATTCGTTCCATTAAAAGTAACTTCATCCCAAATGGAATTAACAGCTTCGTAATTAGAAAGAATACTGGCAGCTTGAGCATCTGTAATATTGCTAAAACCTAATGTCAAAGTTGCACTTGTTCTATTTTTTCCATAACGAATAACAGTTTTAACGCCATTTTGAGCTTCAAATTCTGTCTGTGGATACGTTCCAGGGCTATAACTTCTTGAAGTAGGAGTTGGGACGGTAGTAGGAAAAGATGCCATTTAAAGTCCTCTTAATTCAGGGAAACGTGTAAGGTAATCAACCCCATTAACAGCAGAGTTGGGATTTGCATGATAAAGAACTGCAAGACTTGATCCGACTAAAGGTACATGACTAGCAGCTATTTGAATAAATCCTTCTTCACCATAGGTAATAGATTCAACTTTATAAATTCTATCTTCAGTTGTGCTATCAACTTGAGCAAATAATTTATTTACTAAACCAATTGAGTTTTTCCCATCGCTTCCTACAGAAAATTCTTTTTCTTCTATTCCTCCTAAAGAACCTGGAGTCCAGCAATAAGCATTAATTGAACCACTAATATCTGCTCTTGAAATAACATTTCCGTCTGCATCAATGCTGCCATTATTAAAACGACTGGTATGAGTAACTTCTGTTAAAACTCGTATGTAATCTCCAGCAAGCAATCCAAACACTGAACTTGGAGGAGTATCAAAAACAATTCCATGATCAACTTCTTTTCTAATTGATAAAGCAATTGCAGCAAATAATTTTGCATGAGAATCACTTGTACACCAATTACTTAAATCAAATACTTCCTCTGGCAATTGTTCTGCTTTTGGATAAAAAGTTGATCCATCTTCTCCTGTTGGATTGTAAGCATAAGTTTTGGCAACATTTTCTGGAAAACCAGCTATTCCTTTGCTATTCTTTTCGTCTTTCCGATGGATAACAGTTGCTTTAAACATTTTTCTTTCTTCTGGAGTTAAAAAAGTAACTTTTATATCTTTCATGTTGCCATCAGTAAATAAAGCTCTTATATCAATGCCTTTGTTATCAATAGTTGCTTCGTAATTTATTTCATAACTATTTTTAACAGGAAAACTTGGTCTTAAGCTAAATCGACCACCTAAAATGGAAAAATCTAAAAAGTTGTAAGCAGCATGTTCAAATATAAATTCTCTTAAATTAAATTTATTATCAATAATACCGTTCCAAAAAAATCCGTTAGCCCTGCAATATCTAGCTCCTTCAATCATACTGGCACGATCTACACCGTCATGCCCTACAACATCTCCAGCTCCGTAAGATGTATTAGTTAATAAATCATGTGCTATTTCTACAAAATTATCAGAAGAAGCGATTAAAGAATTTCTAGTTAAATACCCTGTTCCAGAAATGTAATTATGATCTGGGATTAAACGATCTACTTTTATTCCTTCTTTAATAAAACCAGAAAAAGAATTAAAACTACTTAACGTATTTGTCGCTCCAATACGAATACCAGCTATTGCTAATTTTTCATAATTAATTTGTGGATTGCTGCTACTACCTGCATGAACAATTTCATTAATATAAGTCAATTCATGTTCAGGGCCATTTTCATGACTTGAAGATTCTGAATCAAACAAAAAATAATCAGCTATTGCATTATTTGGATTATGTCTAATAACTGACCAATAATTTGTATAATATTCAGCCGTTCCATCGCCACCATCTAGCCTCCAATCACTATGAGTATCAACATCAGGAGCATCTATTACTGGTGGAACTATTGTGACAGTTAAACTAACAGAAGGAGATTCACTATTAACAGTAACCGTATCTCCATCTTGATAACCTGTTCCTGCTGTAAATATTGTGTACTCTTTAAATGTATCAGTTCCGTCAGTTGTTTTCTTTACGTTAACTGTTAAACCTGTTCCACTACCTTTAGTTGTTGTAGTTGTTCTTGTGTCAGTACTAATTGTTATTGAAGGAACTTTATTTGATCTTTGAACTGCAACAGCAAAATGATTTCTTCCACCTGAAGAACCAGCACCTCTCCAATCTTCTGCTCCTCCTAAAGAAGAAGGATTTCTTGCAACTCTAAATCTATGCCATATACCTGTTCCATCACCATTACTATCAACTTCTTCTATAGGATCTGTCCAATCATTATCTCTATAAGGTTTATACCCTGATGGACGATCATAAAAAACTTGTTGTCCACTAATTAAAGTACCTCCAAAGCTAAAATACCATCTTGTTGTTGTTGATGAAATAGGTACAGATATAGCAACAATTCCTTTTTGTGGGCTGTAATACGCATTTCCAACAATAGGAGTCCCTTTAAAATTGTAATTAGTTACATTTGTCCATGTCCCTTGCTGGTTATTAGTTCCAATACCTGTATAAGTAGTTGAGTTGTCAGGTATAAACGCTCCAGCTATATAGGCATAAACTAAATCTTCATCAACAGGAATAGTTCCAGTTTGGACAGGTGCAAATTGACTGACAGGCCCAGTAATAGGAAGCGCAATTCCATCATCATCTAATGCAACACCTAATCCTCCTCTATCCCATTCAGGATTATTAGTAAATTCATTTCCTTTATCTATATTTGTAGGCAAAGATTCAACTTGAGCATGGTATGAAATTTGCAACCCTAAATTATAATTTGTTTCTCTTCTTACTTGAGCAGAATAATTAAGGACATGCACAACACCAGAATAATGATTAAGAACTACATTTCCTGCAACAGGAAGAAATCTAAACTCATATTGACTAGGGTTTAAATGTTTAATACTAATTGCATTGTATTGTGCAACAGGAGAAGAACCTTTTACACAAATAACTGTATTACTTATATCAACAAATTGATCTCCAGAATTTAATCTCTTTGCTTGTACTTTAAAGAAACTAAGACGTTTAACGTATTTACTAACACTTCCTAATTGAATTGAACCATTTTTATCTTCATAACTTCTAATGCGATCTTGAGAAGGCATTTCATTAACATTAGGAAAACCATTAATTTTTCTCCACACAGTACTTTTTAAACCTATTTGAGTAACATTAGATTTTCTAGTATTTGAAAAAGTTGCTAATTCTACTTTTTGTACAACTAAAGATTTATAAGGTAATTGTGTTTCGTCTGTATTTCTAAATTCTAAATAACCAGCTTCATCTGCTTCTAATTTAATTGCTTTTTGAAATCCTTGATAACCAGATACCCATCTATTGCCATTATCTTCTTCTATTACTGTCATTAAAGTTGATCCAACCATATATTGCTCGCCTACAGCAATTGCATCATCAACATTTTCTCTTCCTGTATCAACAACAGATTTTGCATCTGATGACCCCCAAGGTGAAAATTTATTCCATTTTTTAGTTGGGTCAACATCTGTAATAGATGAATCAATCCATGCAGTTTCTTCTACAGCATGATAAATCCGATAATTAACAAATAAAGAACCAGCAACAATATCACTAGGACTTAAAACAACACCATTACCAGCAGAAGAATGAGTAGGAGAAGATCCGTGATTTGTAATACCTACATATCTAGGATATTTATGAAAAAGCTTACCCATTTTGTATCTTGAATCTCTTTTAACATCGTCATCTCCATCCAAAGGCAATAAAATTAATTCCCAACTAACTTTGTAAGCATTACCATTTGGCATTGGAGCATAAACACCAAATGTGTGATTAGTCGTAGGTGTTTTTGTACTACTAAAACTTGGTTCGTAAACAAAAGAATTGTTCTTATAAGTTTTTACAAGGAATGGATCATTATCGTCATATTCTCTGTTCCCTCTGTAAGCATAATTATTAACATTCCTAGCTGAACCTTTTTGATATTGATCATGGCTAGATGATGGGGTTTGAGTATCAGGGACACCTTGTAATCTTCCACTTTCTCTTGCACCTCTAGAAAAATATACTTTTAACTTTGATTCAGGTAAATCTGCTAAAAAAACTTCACCTAGAGCTAATGAATCAAATTCAGGTTTAGCTCCTATTTCTCCATTAGAAAATAAAACAATAGCACTAACACTTTCACCATATTGAGTTGTTCTAACTTGTGACCAAAGCAACTGACTAGCAACTCTGACACCTTGCCTTGCATATACCAACGGAATAAACGAACCAAGAGAAGCTAAATCTTGTAAAGAATCAAATCCGTTAGATGGATTAAAACGACTTCTACCTTGAACACCACCGATCTCTAATCGTGGAGCTTGACTAGGATCTTTCGGTTTAGGTGTTAAGGCATAAGAAATAGCAGTAAGAGCAATTGCAACTGCAATTTGACCCCAAACGGTAAGAACTCCTTTAACAATAAAAACCTCACCCATTACTATCTCAGGGATATGGTCATATTCTTTTTTTCTTGCTGTATATGCTTCTGCTAAATCCCAAAATTCAAAATACTGCTTAGAAGTTATGCCTAATGTTTCACACAGTTTTACTTCATACGGCAATAAAGATCTAAAACCTCCAATCCTTTTAGGGGACTCCATCGAACCGTCTTGTTTACGAATGAGAGCCAACCGCCTTCCCAATAAACTGCTAAAGCGTAACCTTTTTCTGCTTTACAGAGAGCTACAACTCCGATATTAGCGGTTGTTGTAAGTGTTCCCCACTTTTTTAGTTCATCACGAAATACCTTATAATCTTTTTTCTTTAAACGCCTGTACCAATAACGATTTTGATATGGAAAATCTATACCGTAATTTCTAATAACTTGTCCAGTTAAAGAAACACAATCAGCAGCTTTATGCTTGTCAGGTGTTGCTCCTAAACGATAAGGTAAACCTAATAAAAGAGCAGTCTTCACCTCGTTTGGATAGTTGCGGTTACAGGAATATGTCCTACTAAACTACTTGTCAAAAAACGACCAATATTTCCACCAACTGCATCTATCGTTGAACTTAATAAAATTTCAATAGAAGAATTGTCATATCCCATTGAAGTAATTTTCCATATATCAGTCGCCAATGTTGTTTTAACAGAACTAAAAGTTAAATCAGTCATCTGACAAGTAGAAACTCTAACGCTCCATCCATTATCAACAGCTTCGGCTGCATAACTCATGGAAAGTTTATTTGCACTTAAAGAACCTTCTCTGTCACTACTTTCATTAGCAAGAATTAAAGTTGATTCAAGATTATTTCCATCATTACTCCTAGTTGCACCTTGATAAATAAATGAAAGAAAATCAAATTTAGCATTATTAAAAGTTATGCCAACAGAAGTAGGTTCACTATTTTGAAACCGATGTTGAATAGCTCCTGCAATATCTCCTGAAGTTGGAACTAATTTAGGATCATAAATTTCTATAAACGTAACTAAAGCAATAGCACTCATTACATTCCCATCCTTGATCTAACAGAACGATTATTTTGCATTGCTTTCATAGTAGAAGTTTCACCCATTGAGGCTCCTCTTTTTGCCGCAGTTGCAATAATTTGTCCTACAGCAGACTTAGGAACAAACTCTTCAGAGTTGAAGTTAAGAATAGGGCCAGAGTAATTAACAGTAGTAGATCCTCCTGCACCTCCACCTGTATAAGACGAACCAGTGCCAGGAATTACAGCCTCGCCTCTAGCACCTGCTGAGTAGCGTTGCATACTTGCAGCCATCTTTGATGCAGGAATAATGTATTCGTCTTCTCCAGCTTCTCCTACAAGCCCTAGAGTTGGTCTTGTTGCAACACCTCCGTAAGCAAACGGTTTTATTCCATTTGCCATATATCCTCCTTCTGCTTTTCCAATCATATTTCCTACTTGAGTTCCTATAGAACCTTTTCCAAAACTAATGTTTCCAACCATGCTAGAAATTGCAGAATTTAAAAACATACTTGCAATACTTTTAGCGATACTTGCAAGGCTTTCTCCTAGTGTTTTCGTTCCAGCTATTAATCCTTCAATTGCACTTGTAAGTCCTGTTGCAATCGTGTCTTTTATTTGAGTCCATAATTCAAGTTGTCTTCTTAATGATTCTTCTCCTTTGACTGCATCTTCAATTTGTTTAATTTGTTGTTTTGAAATTTCAAAATCTGTACCTTTAGTTTGTTCTTTTAGATCTCTAATTCTTTTTTGAACTTCAGCGTAAACAGTACCGCCTTTTAAAGTATCTTCTAAAACTTGTTTTTGCTCGTTTAATGTTTTTAGCGAACCAGTAATAATTTCTTGTGTTTCTATTTTTGTAAGTTTGTCTTCTTTTGTTTGATTATTTAGATTTACATATTCTTGTTGAATTGACTTAACAATAGATCTTGCATATGTCAGTTCTATATTTGCTTCTTTTAACTCTTTACTTACTTGTTTGCCTCTATCTGTTAGCTTAAAAGCCACTCCTAAAGGAGAAGTTTGTTGTTCTGTTCTAAGAGTTTCAACTCTACTACTTGCTGCCCTTCTATCCCCTAGAGCTGTTCTATATCTTTTCCCAATTTCAGTTTCCCCTAATATTGCTTGTTTCATCAAAGCATCTCTATCGCTTTGCAATACTGCTTGTTTTGAATTACCTCCTCCTATACCTTTTAACCATTGAGCTAAACCTGTTTCTTCTGCAAACCTTGCAACTAAAGCAGCAATTTTTAATAGTTCAACTTGGAAATTATTAACTATCTGCTGCCATGTTTTACCAAAGTCCTCTAAAGCTTGAGTATTTGCATTTCCAATTCTTTCTACCATTCTTCTTCTAACTGCTTCTAACGCAGCTTCTTTTCCTGCAAGCTGTTCAATAATTGCAATTCGTTTTTGTTCTGCTGTTCCAGCTAATCCTAATGCTGTTGTTAGTTTTGTAATATCAGCAGTTAAAGGATTCATTGCCATTCCTAACTGACCAATACCAGCAACAGCTCTATCAATCATTCCACCAAGAACAGAACCTCCAATACCTCCAGCAAATTGACCTAATAAGCCACCAACAACACCACCAGCAACTGCACCTGGCCCTCCTCCAAATAGAAGTGGGAATCCACCACCAAGAACAGCTTGACCTGCTCTTGATCCACTAAATCCACTCATCATTCCTCCTCCTCCTCTAGCCTTATTATTTTCTTTTATTAACCTTCCATTCTTACCAATCTGTTGACCTCTACGTTTTAACACTCTTGCAATACGTTGATCTATATCTAATTGCTCTCCTTTTATTTCAACTAATCTAAGATTTTCATTTTTCATCATATTAGTCATTTGCATCTCAGCTCTTCGAGCTTTATTAGCTGCTTCCATTTGTAATCTTTCATCCATATTCATTCCAGATGTATATTTCTTGTCCATTTGTGCAGACCAAGAAGCAAATCCACCTCCTAAAACCGACCCAGTAGAAATTCCTTTTGCTCTAGTAGCTTTAGCAAGCCTTTCTTGTGCTCTTGCTGCACCATTTGCTGCAAGATCTAATCTTTTAGTTGCTTCTGCTGTCATATTCAAATCCATTGAATATGGTTTTAATGGCACATTTGATATAGTTGCCGTTTGATTAGCTAATATTTTTCCTAATCCAAATGTTGCTTTTCCTAATAATTTGACGGGTTCTACAGCAAACTTATTAACTTTGTTTCCAAAAACAGTAAGTGCAACAATATAAGCTCCTAACAACTGAGGTGCTCCTGTCATTGCAGCTCCTATTCCTCCTAATATTTTCAAGAATGCACTTCCTTTGATTGTTGCTGTTGTAGCTGCACCAGCCCAATTAACAAGACCTCCTGCTATTCCTTTGTATGCAGCAGCTTGAGCAGCAGTTTGTTGAACAGCACTTACTCCTACACCTGTAACACCTAATCCTGCAAGTCCTAAACCTCTTCCTTCCACACCACGATTAGGTCTAAATGTATTAACAGCTGCTTTGCCTACTGCACCTCCTATTCCTTTTATTTTTTCAGCAAAGGTTGCAGATTTTTGTTCTTTAATATTAACTTTTCCCATCAACAAATCTCTTTGTGCAATTTCAGAATTAACTGCTTTTTGAAGATCTCTTACTATCTCAACTTGTCTTGTATAGCCTTCTTCTGTTGTAAGCATTCTTGATTGAATACCTTCAGCTTCTGATAAAGCAGTTCTTAATCCATCTAATCCACCTCTTCCTGCTCGTTGAATAATTCCACCTGAACCACCCATCGCTCTTTGCTCCGCAATCATTATTGCGTCTAAAACTTTTTTTCTATTTAATAACTCAGCATTTAAAGCTTGTTCAGCTTTTCTTACTTGTAATGTCTGACTAACATACCCAGAATTAATTGCTAATAATCTAGATTGAGAAGCCGATACTTGATCTAAGTTTTGTCTAAGACCTGCAAGACCTTCTTTAGCAGATAATGTTCTATTAACTTTTTCAATTGCTGCACCTAAATCGTTATATTCTTTACTTCCTAACTTGACTTCATTACGCAATCTTTGTAATTCAGACCTATACGCAGATAAACCATTTGTTGATTGTGCAACTGAACCACTAGCTCCTAAAACAGAAGGAATAATATCTTTGCCACCACCTCTTGAGCTAAGACTTTTAGCTCTTTGATTCATTATTTTTTGTTCAGACTTAAAGACAGCAACTTGTGCTCTTTCAGTCGCAACTAATGCTTGTCTCCATTGAGTTGTCTCTGCACTTAAACTTCCAAAAATACTTTGTAAATTTCCTAATTGTCGATTAAGGCTTGCTGTTGTTCCTTGAACTTTAATAGTTCCATCTGCAATACCTTTTAACTCGTTTTTTAATTTTTGAGCTGCTGCTGCAACACGTTTTCCTTGTTGAAATGTTCTTGTATCAAATAATTGAGGTACAGGTCTTATTCCTCTAATTAAACTATTAATCTTTGCGACTTGTTGTCGCATTTTTGAAACTTTATCTTGACCTTTAACTCGTATATCAATAACAGCAGTAGCCACGACCCAGAACTCCTAATATTTCAACAGTTTACCTACTTCTGCGAACTTTTTGCATTTCTTTCTCTTGATCTTCGTTAAGAACTTGAAAATATGCACTCCAACCTAATATTTCAACCATAGTCATTTGACGGATTTCTGTTAAAGATTTACCTAACTCTTTTGCAATACCAAATTGCAACATTAACAAATTATCTTTACGCAGTTCAGCACTTAGGATTTTGGGTCGATGTCATCATCCTCTGTATTAATAACCGCAAGCATCAAAATTTGAAGATCAGCATCTCTTACCTCATTCTTTAAAACATCAATTTCACCAATATTAAATAACCTACTACCATTTTCATCTAACGCTTTTGTCATCAAAAGCCTTAAAGCAAACTCATTCGCATCATCAGATTTAGCTCCTTTTTGTGCTCTTTCTCTTTCTGCCATTGTCAAAGGTGATACCCACATCTCAAATACTGTTCCATCAGTTAATTCAACTTCCTTCTTTGTAGCTTCTAAATTTGCAGCTTTCTTTAAACGATCTATCGCTCTTAGTGGTGAGCGTGATGCTCTAGGACTTGATGTCATAGTAAAAATTTATATGCTAATAGTCTAGCGTAGTAAACAATAAAAAACCCTGCTAAAGAGCAGGGTTCTTGGAACATTCCGATTCCGTAACTATTATGAACGGCTAAAGTCAAATGTTGGAACACCAGCAGGACGGAAGTTAACTGTTACTGCTTGTGCATCATCAGGAGTAACACCTAAAGAAGCAGAAGTTAATGTTGCGTCAAAGCTGATAAAGCGACTAAGAGTGTCACTTACAGTTCCACCGCTAAATACACGGTCTGTATAAAGTTTAAATGCTGCACCAACTTGTTGACGCTGAAGAACATCTTCAATCATACGGTTAGAAAGAGAAGCATCTTCGTTTGTCATGTAAGCAGTTGCACTACCTGAACCATCACCAAATCCAGCAATGTACTTTCTAAATGGAACGTACTGACCAGGATCACCACCAATTGTAGTTACATCAATTTCAGCTCTTTCAATCTCAAAAGACCACTCACTAACTTGACTAACTGATTCAAAAGCAGAATAAGCAACTTGGAACTCGTTAGGAGCTGCGGCTGTTCCAACATCAGTAATGTCAACAGCAGAACCACCAGCAGAAGCAGATACTTTTAATGCTCCTGATGCTGCCGTATAAAGAATAACGTAATAAGTCGTACCAGCACTTAATCCAGCAGGTAAAGTTCCTGTTCCTGCTGCACCTGTAGAAGAATCAATAACACTAAACTTAACTGGATCTCCAACTTTAAGATTCAAATAAGTTTCAACAGTAATTGTCTCTGTACCAGTAACGACATCACCAGTACCAAAAGTTCCTGTTGTTCCTGCGGGTTTGTAGTAGAGAGCACCTGATGTGCCAGATAAACATGTAACGGCCATGAGGCTGCTTGTAGAAATTTACCTATAGATTAGCTCAAAACTGTAGCAACGTAAGAAGTTTCTACTCTCCCCATAAATAATGGTGAATTTTCGGTACTAGAAAAGCTTGGCCCTTCAATAGATCCGACCTTAAAATATGTCCCAGTAGTCCCTTTGGTACTGTCATTTAAAGTCTCTAATACATCAACAGCAGTTGTAATTAATGTTTGATTTCTTGCTGGCCCTTCTCCTTTTTTACTGAAACAACGAATTACAATTGCTCCCCTAGCGTTATCAACACTAGATGTCAAAGTTGGATCGTTTGTTAAGCCAAAAGTAACATTTACTCTTACATATTCAGTCGTACTATTAGCTGGTGCAGCAGTAATGTTGTCAAAAAAGACAGGAACCGCAGGACTTAACGCTCCAAAAGCACTAAGTAATGGATTTTCTACTTTTGCTCTAATTTTTTGATAATTCATAGTTCACCTATAAATGTTGTGTTGATGGCTTTTTGAGTTATTTTTTCAAGCTTTCCTCCTTTTTCAAAAGTTTTATACCAATCTAAAGGAGCAGTAGATCTATTATCTCCACCATCTTTTTGTTTAGTGCCAATATCTCCTCTTTTACCTCCTTCAGGTCTAGTACCTCTTTCTACAACTTCACCTTCTGGACTTCTTTTTCCTTGTGGCAAAATAAATTCCGCAGGAACAAGATCCATTGCAATTTTTGCATGAGGTGCTGTGTTCTCAATTGCTATACGTTTTTTTCTTTTTAACTCTTTTTTTGTAAAAGGTAATTTAGGCACGTCATCTAATCTGTAAGGATATTTAGCTGTTTTCATTTGGCCTGAACTAACATCTTTTGCTACATAACTATCTTTAAAGTCACCTGTCCAAACTGGGCCTATTTCAGCAAGCTCATTCATTAAATTTCTTGTAACTGTTCGTACTGTTTTATTTATTTTTTCATTAAGTAATTGATCAAACTCACTAAGTTTTGCCATTACTGTGGCCTCACGATCAATGTATGAAATATAGGCTTATCTCCTCTTGCTGTTTGAATATTAATAATCTTCCCTTCCCTAGTAGCTCCTGCCTGTGGATATTGAAGACGATCTGCTTCAGTCGGATAATAATCTCCTAATTCATTCGCTCCAATAACAACTTTTAAATCAGTCGTCTGATATAACCCTTCATCTTCACTAGAACTAATATTTAAAATTACTCCTTTGACACTTACATTTGTATCCGAGCCAGTGACACCACCTGTATCTGGGTCATATGTCTTTGGAGTTGTGCTTTTAACAAAAGTTAATGTTTGACCCCATGAATTAAGAACGCTTGCTGGTACGTTTCCAAATACATCATCAATTTTTGCCATATTTAACCTCTTACCACCCGAACTTGATAGCCGCCAGCTCCACCAAGGCAATAAGCACCAAGATAGGACTGAAGCCAAGGATACACGTCAAAAACATTGTTTACATTGCCGCTTGCAAGACTAGCTTCGTTGTATTTCACCTTTAAGTCACCTAATTCGACTTCTTTTGCAACACCTTCTGTTCCTGTATTACCTGTCATTGCATCTGTGTCATTAGCCAACGCTCTTGCTAATTCATACTGTGCATACTTGATTTTTGCAGGAATTGAACTGCAATCAAGCTCAACATCATCAACTTGAAAATTATTTCTAGGCCATTTCAATGCTTGCGATTCATCACATCTATCACCGTAAAAATTAAGACTATCGATCCAACGAGCAGCAGAAATTAATGCTCGATTTTTTTGATCATCTGATTTATTTGTCCACGTTGAATCGTCAGGAGAAGTTTCAAAGTAACTATTAGCTTCTGCCAAAGTTGCATAGCTATTAGAACTTTCACCTTTCAAAGTGGCGTGAATAGTAGCTGCCACGTTTATTTACCAAACATTGCTTACATTCTAGCGTCATAAAAAACCCCCACCAAATAAATGATGAGGGTTCATCCCATTCCCTAGTGATTTAATTATAAATCAGGAGATGTTAGTTACATCCAAAGGTGTATTAACTGTGATCTGAACAGCAGGGATCAAGTCAACATTGTAAGTAGCAGACCACTTGTTAGCAGTAGCTAAGTTAGCGTTTGTTGGGTTGTCACCAGCATCTACCCACTTAGTACCCATTACGTGATACGCAGTGTGATAGTCAACAGAAAGTACATTCTGCTTAGACAAGATGTTGCGATCAGCTTCAATCCTTAGATCTTGCTGAACACCTTCCATAATGGTTCCTGCTTTCAATAGATAGCAGTAGTACTCAGTTTGATGACCTGAAGAACCAGGAGCAACAGTGTTAACAGCTTCGTCAACGATGACTCTACAGCCAGCGAATTGACCAACTTCTTTAGCACCGATGCCAACGCCACCGCCACCCCAAGTCACAGCTCCAGATGCGGAGAGTGCTGCGGTAGAGAATGTCAACATTCCTACCTGATATAGGTAGTAAGCAACTGCTGGATGAACAACCAATAGATCTGGCTCTTCACCACGCTCGCCCAATTTGTTACGAGCTTGAGCAATAGTAGAAGCTGTCAAAAAGTTTGCTTCACCAGCACCAGTACCAGCTTTTGCAACGTCAAGTGCGTTACCTGCAAGAGCAGTACCGAATAAACCAGCAAGTTGTGAGAACAAACGAGCGTTGTTCAACTTGTTGATTGCATCAGCTAACTGAT